TCAGCAAGATCCCCATCTATCCTCATACTTCCCATAACGTTTTACCCCTCCAGTTGAACAGTATCTATACCAGCAGATACAACAAGTGACCCTGTAAATATCTCGCCATAAACAACAGGTATTGGTGCACCAGCCCTGCCTGTATTTTGTACACCATTAAATGAAAAGTTTACAGACTGTGGATCATCTGAAACCCCAGGCGGTTTTGGTACTGGGGTTAACATTTCAGCAGCACCAGATAATGCCATATAAACACCAATATTACCAGCAACGCCTAAAAACCCTGTACCACCGGCAAAACCAATCGCACCAACACCACCTGTTGCTATAACAGCACCTACAATAACAGCACCAATAAGAACTTTAGTAAGACCTCTTGAACCTGTAGCGACAGGAATAATTTTTATTTCTTGTTTTCCTACAGGATGTTCTAATTCTGAACTATCAATATCATAATTACCAATTTTTACACAATAATTCTGTTCCATCATATGTTTTTCTAATTTTGGAAAATTTGCTAATAGAAATCTTATTGCCTGTGCTGGTGTTGTTACTTCCGCTTCAAAACTACGTTCTCCAATGAAACGAGCTAATCTTCCATATAATTTTATTTTATTAAGCATAACGATATTTCTTCTTTGTCCATTCTATATATTTTTGATCAAAAGTTTCTCTGCAACTAAGTCTTTTCACACAATGATGAAGAATTGTTTGATCACCTATGTATAAAGCAACATGATCTAGTTTGCCTGTATTAGTTGTATCCATTAACAAAACATCTCCTTTTTCTAAATCTATCGTATTTTCTAGTTCAACAAAACCTAATTTAGGTAAAGCATATTCAAATAATGGATTATTACTAAATTCTTTCGGACTTTTTGGTCTAGGCCAATGTTGTATTTTTACATTTTGTTTTTCTTGAAACCAATCTTCGATTAAACTCCAGCAGTCTTGAATATTCCACTTCCATTCTCTACCAATTAATCCTTTTTTATACCCTGATGGTTCGTAATAGTTCCATTGTTCTGTTTCTGGGGTGACAATATAAAAAGGTAAATCTAAATATTCACAGGATGCCAAATCTGCTTGACTAGCTGTTGGTGGTACGTTTGAATGACTATGAAAAACAGCTACAATTTCTGCTTCATCTTCTGCATCTGCCCATGCATCAGGACATATTATAAATTGTTCACCCAAATCATCAGCAAGATTTTTACAAGGATAATATTTTTCTTTTCCTTTATATATACCAACTAAACCACAAGCTTCATTTGGTGCATCTTTTTTAGCGTGTTCTATGGCAAAATCTTTCCAAGTCATTATTTAAAAGTACCAATACCAGGAAAAATGTCTCTTGTAGCAATTCTCTTTGGTAATTTTACATTTACAAGATCAAGTGCAGAAATGGCCTCCCATTGAACAATATCTCTATTTTCAGTTATTTTTCTATCTAAAAAGTATATTTCTTGTGGAAATTCTGCTGAAGAATCTGCTGTAGGATTAGAACCACTAGCGAAATTTGCGGCATCAAGAAACCGCCCAAGAGTTCTTATTCTTGTAAGTTTTGCACCAGTTAAATCATTACCAGAAGTTGTTTGGTTTACATCAATTAAGATCGCAGTAATTGTTCCAAGAATATTACTTATCGTTACCGTTGGTCTTGGTAAAGTTCCAGTTCCATTGAAAGTAAAACCTTCGCATTTTATTGGAAATCTTTGATATGTATTACCAGCCCAAACCACCTCACTATTTGAATTTTGATTCGCACCATTATGAAATCTATAAACAGTAGATGATCCATGTAATGTTGAATCAAGTGTTAGTGTAAACAATTCAATAATTGCACCAGGATTTATTGATTGTAATTGTGAAACTGGTACTGCCATTAGGGTTCAAATACCTCTTCAAATGTTGCGTTAATAATAGCTCTATTATTATATGGAATAGATTTTGTCCAACTTTTACAAATAAATTTACTTGAAGATGCTTCGGCTGTGGGCGTAAAAGTAAAACTATCCTGATCTTCTGCCCTTGCATCAAGAAAGGTTTCTATTGTATCTGAATCTGTTTCACTTACATTAAAAGTTAAACTATATACTTTAGGATTTTGATTCAATCCAAATTGAACACGCTGCTGGTATCCATCACCAAATTGAGTAGTGCGTGTATTAGGTTGATTTGTTTTTCTAAAGCCTGAATATGTGGGCGTGATTGATGGGAAAGTTGCCATTTATCTTGTATTAGAAAGAATTCCACCAGGGCGTTGTTGTTTTACTAATTCACCTTGAATTGCTACAGCTAATAAGCTACCAAATTCATTGGCCTCTTCTTCATTACCTTCCACGGCACTACCTGTTGCGTCTACATTAATTGTAACCATATTTGTCACACCACCACCACCGATTGCATTGTTAGGAATAATAGTACCAGCAGAACGAGGAACAAAGATTTCCGGCCCTCGCTCCCCTACAATTGAAGGCTTTCCAACAGGCGGCCTTCCTCCATTTGCAAACCCTAAAAATCCTCCTATTTTAGTTCCACCAAATAAACCAGTAAGCGCGGCATTGATACCAAGTCTTAACAAGGATGATGCTAAATCGTTAAGAATTGATCTCGCCGCTTCTCCAAGTGTTCTTGTTCCTTCAATAGCACCGACTAAAGCATCAGTAATACCTGTTCCAATATCTTCTCCAATCTTTTTAAAAGCATTGTTTAATTCCTTGGCTTTTTCTGCATTTTGTTTGATAAGTACACCTCTAAGTTTTTCTTGAGTATTTATATCTTGTAATTCTTTAAGTTCTTTTAATTTATCTCCTTCAAATTGTGCTTCAAGTTCTTTTATTGCTAATTCATGTTCTTTTCTAATCCTTGCTTGTTCTGTAAGTTCTTTTGAAACAATATTATTTTTATCTAAAGCCGCATTTGAACTAATAAGATTTTTTTTGATTGTTTCAAATTCTCTTGCTAATTCTCTCGCTTCAGCGCTTTCTAAAGCTATTTTTAAATCTTCAAGTTTATCTTTTGATTCTTCTATATCTTTTTTTAGTCTTGAAGCTTCAGCATTTCTACTGTCAGTTTCCATTGTTTTTAATAAAACACCTAAACTCTCAATGGATTTTTTATGATCGTCAATTCTTTTCTTAATATCCGCAGCGCTTCCTTTTTCTAAAAGATCGTTAAACTCTCTTTGATGTTTATTTGCTTTCATTATAGAAGCTATTAAAAAACCAAGACCAATAACAACAAGACCAATTCCAGTTTTAGCAAGTGCAATTTTAAATGCAGTTGCGGCGGCGGTTGCTTTTGCAAATCCCCCCGCAGTAGCAAAAGCCATTGTTGTAGTTACGGCAAGAGTTCCATTCGCTGCTGCTGAAGCTAAAGACATTGAAAGAAAGGCAGCCTTCATCGCGGTAATTTGTGTTATTAAAATAGTTCCGACAATTGTTATACCTTTTATTGCCGTAGCAATTCCAATAAATGCAAACGTAACTTGTCCTATTTCACTATCAACAAAAGAAACAATTCCTTCTATTAATTTAGCTGTTGCTTTAGTGACTTTTAAAACTGTTGGTAATAATTTATTACCGAGCGTCAATTGCAATTCTAAAACAGCATTATTAAATTTCTTAAATACTTCTGCGGGTGAAGCATCCATAATTTCACCAATCTTATCTGCGCCTTCTTCTGCTGATTTTGCCAACGCCCTTAAGACAACATCAGAAGTCAATAAACCTTTAGATGCAAAATCTTTTAACTTACCCGCAGCAATACCAGTTTCGTCTGAGATCGCTTTTAATAGTTGCGGAACCTGTTCGGCAATACTTCTAAATTCATCCCCTTGTAGACGCCCAGAACCTAAACCCTGCGCTAATTGAGTAAACGCCGCGCTTGCTTCTGTTGCGTTTAGTCCCGCTAGTTTTGCAATTGTATTAAAACCGATAAAAGTTGTCTCAATATCTTTTAAAGAAACGCCTAAAGGTCTTAATCTTGCAAATATATCTGTAATGCCTTTTGTTGCTTCAATAATTGATAAGTTAAATCTATCTTGCGCTTTTCTAACTAATTCTTGCGCCCCTGCAAACTCGCCAAATTCTGATGTCAAAACTTTCATTCTTAGCTGTAAAGCCTGAAAGTCTGAAGCCGTGCTGACAGCTTGTTTTGCAACAACAGTTAACGCAACACCCGCAAATGCAGTTTTTAATCTACCTAATTGATTTTGTAATCCTGTCGATTGTGCCTGTACGCCCTTCAACGCTCTAGTGGCCTGACTAGCATCAACTGTAAGTTTTACATTAGCCTGTGCCACAAATAAAAAAAGCCTTTATTATATATTACCTTCTATTTGCCTTTTGACGATTTAATTCTT